CGCGCGTAAGCGTGTGCGGAGTTATTGTTGTAGTTGGCGTTTCTACGCCCATCATGAGTTCAATGTATCTTCTTTGCTGCGTTACGACGCAGCCCCGAAGTTCATTGCACTCTTGTTGTTTACAATCTTTATCATACCCGCTCCCTGGGTCAATGGGAACCCCTGTCATGGGGATAGTCATTACTGACGTTAGACAGACGTATGAAGTATGACAAAATTGTAATAAGTAACTATGAAAGAGTTTATTCCCCAAACTCTTAGTGATTAGTTTACTAAATTGGTGTGTACCTTCCTTTATTGGAAGGCGCGTCCATTGTGTTTTTAACACATTTGGATTCACATTTCTTAGTCTAGTAATAGACTACGATTTAGTACAGGTAAGACTGACTTTTCTGGAATCGGTTATGGATTGATAATCCAAACTTGTTTTTCAGATGATCTTGAATGATCTCTCTAATGCCTATTAGGCGTTTATTTAAAGAGTAAGACGTTGAAAAATGTGCCCTTCTAGCATGGGCAGACTTAATTGTCAAGCATTATTCATTTAGACTGTTAATTCCGGCAGTCAGTAAGAATTCAGTGTTCTGAGGGTTGGCACCCTAGGAAGACACTGTTGCTACTTTAATTTAAACAAATTTTAGGACATACAAATGATTTCACAATAAATTATCGTCGCGATGTTTAGAGTATTCAAAAACTCTGTAGTTCGCTACGTAAGACGACTTTATGTTTTGTGAATTGATTTTGTATGAGAGAGTTATTTCTTGTATTATTTGAAATCAAGAAACCACTCCTTTTATCTTGGATACAGCATGAAATTTTTAATTCAGGCTAGTACACACGGAAATTGTGTCCAGGAGAAGCAAGTACGCCAAAGGCTTGCACCCAATACCAGAGACCCATTGGTGGAGTTTCTGATGATTATGTGTAGGATTGTATGTTGGAAACCTCTAGGTTGGCATTGTTGCTTTGACGGTCAAATGGGCGAACTCTCTGAAAAGAGAATAGCTCAATTGAAATGGGTCAAGAACAAGAACGCTCGAATTCTCGAGCGTACGAAGAGGAACCTCTGTGATAAGCAGAAGGTAAAAAAGGAGTTGAAAAAGAAGGGACCAATTGAGGATAAGTATGATTCTCAAGTTGGTTCAGCTACAATTGCTAAAGCATTCGCAAAGTTAGCACAAGTAAGAGGTGTTTCCATAAATGACGCTACCCTTAATAAGGTAGAGAATTTAGGAGCACTATTCCTTGCTTGTAAAGACTGTACGACTGTTTCTAGCTTTCTTAGCATTTGTTTTCTATATTTGAAAACTCATTATTCCAGGAGTGTTGCAAATCGTGCGGCTCAATTCCTCTCTGAGGTTTTGGACGCAGACTTTAATGCACAATCTGGTGAATTTGGGATCAAAACAGATGACAAACCGAGTTGGTTACTTCTTTTGAAAGACCTCCAGTCTAATTGGACTCTTGTAGTCCGTAATGACGGATTTAAGAAGATTTCACACATTCTTAGCCTATCTTTGGCTTTAGGTTTGTGTGATTCTTCCAGTCTTGATTTTGAGATAGGAGGTATGAAGATGTTTTCCATTGGTGCAGTTGCCAAACACGCAACCGCAGTTGATTTGATTGATGCTGTTTTCGAGACAATCACCTACTTTGCAGAAGGTGGTTATGCTTGTTTTCAGCGCCGATCGATTAAACCATTATTATATGGCAATATGGAAAACGAGGAGTTTGAAGAGTTATATTCAAAATGTCTACGTTGTTCAGCATACGCAAAAAGCGGTAATTTGGACAAATTTGAAGACATGAGTGAGAATGATTATGAAGCTCTTCTAGCACGATGCATTGAGAAGGCGAATACGCTTTGCGTTACATCTCGAGGTGTTCTTGAAAAGAATTTTCTTATCAGGAAAAGAGACACTTTGAGGATGTGGCAAGCAACATTTCAGCAAACTCGTGTGCAAGGCGGTTTACGTGAATCACCTTATTCAATTGGTATCTTTGGAGGAACCGCCGTAGGTAAATCCACAGTAGCCAATGTGTTAATGATAACAACATTGATGCATAATGGATTTAGTGCTACAGACGAGTTCATTATAACATTGAACGAACAAGATAAGTTTATGTCGAATTACAGGTCATTTATAAATGGTATTTTATTAGATGATATGGGTAATACTAAAGCTGATTTTGTCGAACGTGCTCCTACTGCTTTAATGATTCAGTTGGTCAATAATATCCGCGTTTACGCGAATATGGCCGAGGCTGACATGAAAGGAAAGGTTTCGGTTGAACCTAAAGTAGTGATAAGTACGAAAAATGTTAAAGATACTTGCGCAACCACATACTCTAACGAACCTGCGTCTATAACGCGTCGTGACCGTATTACGATAACTGTTAAAGTTAAATCGAAATATGCGGTTCACAACATGTTAAACGAGCGTAAGATTAGAGAAGCGTTTCCGAACGGACCTCCAAGGATCCCCGATTTTTGGGACATCACTGTCGAGAGGTCTTATCCTATTCCAAATGAAGTTAAGGGAAAACCTGCCTCAGTTGGATGGGAAGTCGTTCGTTGGTTTGGTAAGGAACTTAAAGATATTGGCATCGCAGAGTTAATTCGCTGGGTTGGCCAAGATTCTAAGAAGTTTTACGAAACTCAGAAACAATTTGTGGCTGATAGTAATGATCTAGCTGGAAAGTTAGAATACTGTCCCGTTTGTAATCATCCCATACCAGATGTATGTGAATGTAAAAACGAGACTCCTAACTATCTCTCTCCTTTAGATGATCGCTGTACAGCAGGATATTGTACCCGCTGTGAAGCTCATCATACTGTAGAGGCAATTGCCCAAGTTCAATCATTTACACTTGATGATGATGATGATATAGAACTTGCCGAACTTATGGATAATCAATTAGGTGAAAAACTTGTTGGTGCACTTTACCCCAGATATCGTAAATGGGATAAGAAAGTGAGACCACGTTTTGCCTATTGGACTAACCATATCGAGGAAACTACAACTAAGATGTTATTGAAGAGACTTGATTGGCTCGAAACATCTCGTTGGGTAGTTTGGACAAATTACATTCCAACAGAGTGGTTGGAAAAGAAAGGTATGAAAAACATTGTTTGGTTTACCAGGGAAGAAGAGATTCGTAAGCGCATTCGTAGCGCTTATTTGAATCATTTTCTTTTTTGCCTGTGTACTCTTTGGCAGTGTTGGCGTATACATTCCTATTTTATCGTTCTTTTAGCGTTTCCTTTAGCCGGTATTGCCGGTGTAGTGAATCACGAAAAAGAGCGTTTGTACCAAGAGATAGCTTGTGATAATAAAGCAATGCCAGAAGTCTTTAAACTTTATCGTGATAGACACGTTAAGTGGATTACTGGTTGTTGCTCTGTTGTCGCTTGTTGCTACATTGTTGCACAAATTTGGAAAGTAATTAAGGTTATACCCACTTCACAAGGTAATTTAGCACCGTCCTCTAACACAGAAATTGTGGAAAGAGATGCGGAAGTTAATCCTTGGGCTGGTGTTGTTGTATCCGAAATGCCATGTACAAGTAAAGCAAAGACAACTACTCCTGAACAATTGGAGAAGTTAGTCAATGCCAATCTTTGTCACATGACAATTCGAGTTGACTCACCAGAGAAGCAAGGTACATACTTTTGTGACGCCTTTTTTCCTAAATCTAATGTCGCTATTGTTCCACAACATATGTGGTTAGCTGATGACATGAAAGCAAACTTTGTTCGCCATGATCCAGGTAAAATTGGAGGTAACTTTGAGTGTTTTTTGTATCGGAAAAATAGTGTAGACATACCTAACACCGATTTATCCTTAGTTTGGGTTCCAAATGGAGGAGATTGGAAAGATTTGACAGCTTATTTACCACTAGCAAGATTCGCTAGTGTACCAGCTCGTTTGACTTACAAGAAAAATGATGGATCCATTATTGGGTCCAAACTTTTTATGGAAGTTGACGAGATTGTAACTAAGGCTGCAGATTTCCATGGTGCCAAGTATGATCTTAGGTTTGAAACCTTTTCAGGGTTATGCATGGCCACTTTAATCACGGAGACCAAGGGTCCTCTTATAGGTGGTTTTCACCTGGGAGGAAGAGAAGGTCAAATTCATGGTTGTAGTGGATTGCTATTGAAGAGTGAATTTGATGCTGCTTTTGAACGTTTGCAAACAAAATCATGGGTTGTACTATCTAAAAGTTCGGGAGAAATCCCAAAAGAACTTTATAGTGTGCAGTTTTATGATAATGCAGATATTCATTACAAAAGCCCTCTTAACTTTTTACCGGAAGGAACTAATTGTAAGTTCTATGGTCAAGTTAAAGGAAGAGCAACTTATCACTCTAACGTGGAGGAATCGTTTATTTCCTCACAAGTTGAAGAGGTTTGTGGTGTACCCCAGAAATGGGGAGGACCAAAGTTTCGGACAGGATGGCCTTGGCAGGCATCTTTACAGCATTCAGCAAAACCATCTTGTGGTATAGAGGGTTCTTTGCTTGAACGAGCTTGTGAAGATTACATTCAACCAATCTTAGAAGGATTGGATAGTTTGACATCACTGAAGAAATTAGTAAAACCTTTAAGCAGGATGGAGACAGTTTGTGGAATCGATGGAGTTCGATTCATAGACAAAATGGCTCCTGGCACTTCAATTGGATTTCCTCTTTCTGGACCAAAATCAAATTATATTGAACCTTTGGACCCTAAAGAGTATCCAACCCATCAATGCCCCGCAAAGTTAGACGAAATATTCTGGAAACATGCGGAAGATATGGAAGAACTTTATCTCAAGGGAGAGAGAGCTTATCCAATATTTAAGGCATGTTTGAAAGATGAGCCGACAAAATTGACTAAGGACAAGGTTAGGGTATTTCAAGGAGCACCAGTAGCTTTACAACTACTAGTGCGCCAGTACTTTTTACCCATAGCCCGTGCTATGTCAATGATGCCTCTTACATCTGAGTGTGCAGTTGGCGTGAATGCCCAAGGTCCCGAATGGGATCAATTGGCCAATCATGTCAAGAAATTCGGAGAAGACCGTATTTTAGCTGGAGATTACAGCAAATATGATCTACGAATGCCCGCTCAATTGATGTTCGCATCTTTTCGTATCATGATGGATATAGGCAAACACTGTGGATATTCCGACCGTGACTTAAAAATCATGGAAGGAACGGCTACAGATATTTGTTATCCATTGATGGCTTACAATGGAGATTTGATTCAATTATTAGGATCTAATCCCTCAGGACAGCCATTAACGGTCTATATCAATGATACCGGAAATTCTTTGTTGCTTCGCTGCGCATACTTCTCAATTTATAAGGATCGAAAGACCTTACCAAAATTTAGAGATGTATGTGCTTTGATTACATATGGAGATGACGCAAAAGGTTCCGTTAAGGAAGGTTATGATGAATACAATCATATTTCCGTTGCAAAGTTCTTAGAACAGCACGATATGAAATTTACCATGCCGGACAAGGAATCCGAGCCGACACCCTATATGACGGATGTGGAAGCAGATTTTCTGAAACGGAAAAACGTCTATTGTGAAGACACAGGGTTGATTATGGGAGCGCTCGATGAAGAATCTATCTTCAAGAGTCTCCATGCAACACTTAAGTCAAAAGCGCTCACTAAAGAGCAACAATCAATGCAGAACATTGATGGAGCTCTTCGAGAGTGGTTTGCACATGGACGTGATGTTTATGAAGCTCGACGCGAACAAATGCAGCAGGTTGCCCGGCTAGCAGATATCGCTCACGGTTGCACTGTCATTCATGAAACATATGATGACAGATTAGCGGTTTGGAAAAAACGCTATGCTCCGGAAGAAACAAAATAAACAAATAAACAAAATAACAGTCTTGGGAAGACTATTTTTTAAAAGCATCCCTCTAGGCGTAACCCACCACGTCTATCTCAAATAACCAAAAGGAGGCTCTTTGTATTGGATGACCGTGTTTGTCCAACTAGTTAGTCATAGGACATGCATAGGCTTGCAGAGAGAGGCACTTTCCCCGTAAAGTACCCCTATTTAGGGGAGTAATCGCCATACAAAAGATTAACAAACGCATTGTAGAATAAGTCTTCTACTTTAGCGTCCATTTTGACTTACTAGTATGAATAATAATTACGATAGATTTAATGTATCTATAAACGAGGAAAGCTTGGAATCCCAGCACCAGAACGTTCACTTTAGTGATCAGACACCTCAATGGGATTACACTGTGGATAGTATGCCCGACTCCACTTTTAACATTGCAGATTCAGACGACGCAGATCTCGGGAATTTCTTTTCCCGTCCTGTAAAAGTCCGTTCCTTCAATTGGGGCACAGGAACTAACATATACGAGGATTTCAACCCTTGGAAGGATTTCTTTGAGAATCCCAGAGTGTTGAACAGATTAACGAACTTCAATCTTTTACGTTGTAAATTGAAAGTGAGAATCGTATTGAATGGTAATGGATTTCATTATGGGCGAGCAATCGCTTCATATATTCCACTACACAACTTTGACGCGTTCACAGTTGATCGTGCATTCTTTACCCAAGACATTGTAGGCGCCAGTCAGCGTCCGCATGTATATTTAGATCCAACCACCAGTCAAGGTGGCACCTTAACTCTTCCATTCTTTTGGTATGCGAATGCTCTTAGCATTCCCAATCAAGAGTGGAGAGATATGGGTGAGATCGTTATCCATGGTATGCAAAACTTAAAGCATGCAAATGGAGCTACTGACCAAGTTACCGTTTCCGTCTTTGTTTGGGCTGAAGACGTGTCACTATCCATTCCTACAGCAAATGAGCCAGGAGCTCTAGTGCCGCAAATGGGAGAAGTGTACACACCACAATCCAACGACGAATATGGTACAGGTCCAGTATCGCGACCAGCAGGCATTGTAGCCAGAGCCGCAGGGGCTCTGTCCAATGTCCCAGTGATAGGTGCTTACGCACGCGCCACTGAAATGGCAGCGAACGCTGTATCGAGTATTGCTACTCTGTTTGGTTATTCAAGACCAATAGAGCTTGCACCGATAGTACCGTATAAGCCAACATTATTAGGAAATATGGCTAATACTAACGTTCCCGACACATCCCAAAAGTTAACTCTGGATGTAAAACAAGAGCTTACCGTAGATCCACGTGTGATGGGTCTAGGTTCAACTGATGAGATGACAATCAAGTCAATAGCTCAAAGAGAATCTTTCTTAACACAGTTTGGATGGGCAGTTTCCGATTCGTCAGAGACATTACTATGGAACTCTGAAGTTTCACCCGTCCTATGGAACGTGTTAGCAGGGGTTGACGACGAGGTACACATGCCCGCATGTTGTTTTGCAACTCTTCCGTTTAAGAGATGGAGAGGTTCAATGAAGTTTCGTTTTCAAATCGTTGCATCGTCTTTTCACAAAGGACGTCTTAAGATTACTTACGATCCTTCATACCCTCTTACGAACGAATATAATACGAATTATACGTATATTATCGATCTTGCAAAAGAACGCGACTTTACTGTCTGCGTTGGCTGGGGACATGAAAGAAGCCTTGTTGGACATCGCAGTCCAACTACAGGCCCTCCGCCGTATGGCATTTTTCCTCTTGGATCTGATCCAGGAGATAATGCAAATGGCATCATATCCGTGTACGTGGTCAATGACTTAACTGTACCCAACTCCATTGTAAATAATGATGTTGAAGTTAATGTCTTTGTATCCGCTGGTGATGACTTCGAAGTCTTCGATCCAGATTCACGGAATATGCAAAATTTGACCTGGTTCAAACCTTTACAGAGTTTCGACGCTCAAATGGCTGAAATGAGCCAACCTGACGCAGATCTCACCAAAAGTGAAGACGAACCGATGAAATTGGAACCCTCTCAGACGATGGCTCCGGTTTTATCCGACCAGGACCACACCGCATGTGTGTATTATGCTGATCCAGTGACATCTTTCCGACAATGTTTGAAAAGATATAACTACCATACAGCAATAGTACCCATTAACGAGCTCAATACCCCGACTATGTTAACTTGCCATAATAGCAATTTTCCATATTATCGAGGTTACGCTCCAGGTGCAGTACACAAAACAGTGGACCCTGCCCCAAATACACCTTACAATTATTGTAAGATGACATTGTTAAATTACGTCACTCCGGCTTACGCCGCGAGGAGAGGTGGTTTACGATGGAAGTATTTTAGGACAGGTGGTGACCGCTCTGCAACGCCAGGTACATCTCCAATGATGGTTACCCGTGATGCGAGCCCCACGTTAGGCTATGTACAAAACGAATCTGTTCTCCTCACACAAGGAACAGGGAATCAGTCTGCTCGAGTGAGACAGAATGAGATTCTAATTCCTCATACGTGGAATGGTGCTGTCGTTACCAGCACCGAACAAAATCCAGTGATAGAAGCTGAATTGCCGTTTTATGCAAACTACCGATTTTCACCTGCCAAGCAGGCTGATTGGACGAGTGCAACGGGCAATTTTAGACAATATCACTGGTTGTCAACAGTATTGGCAGAACCAACAAATGGAGCAGCAGCGATCCATAGTTACGTTTCTGTCGGAGAAGATTTCAATTTAGGATTCTTCACTGGGGCACCTGTTGCGTACATAGTGCAACAGAATTCGGAGCCACCAGCTATCTAGCTGAGTGGCCACCGGGGACAGACACCCCGTTACATAAAATGTGGAGTTAAACGATTCTCCAGCTGTAATAACAAAATCCACATGTCGGTGGCTGACATGGGGGACAATTTGTCCCTGAGCTATGCCGTATTAATTTTGATGATGAAAATTTTTACCTGGCCTAGCCGGGGTTTTTTCGTAGTCACAACTTTATTAGCGTAGCTCAGTAGCGTATTAAAACACGCTGCCTTCGAGAGTGGTAATTTGCAACCACGCTCGACGCAGAGTCTCT